ACGTCGCAATCAGCGCCTAATTTACGTGATATAATAAAAGAAGAATATTCCAAATGTGTAAAGGATCCAATATACTTTATTAAAAGATATTGTATAATCCAACATCCTATTCGTGGTAAAATACCATTTATATTATATCCATTTCAAGAAAATATATTAGGTGCATTCTTAAAATTTGGTAGAAATATAATTCTTAAAAACAGACAAATGGGTCTATCTACATTGGCATCAGCGTATGCACTTTGGTTAATGACTTTCTTTGATGACAAAAACATATTAGTTATAGCAACAAAACAAGATGTGGCAAAGAATATTATTTCTAAAGTTAGAATTATGCATAACCTATTACCCAGTTGGATGAAGCGTAAATGCACAGAAGACAATAAATTAGGATTACAATATAACAATGGTTCTAAGATATATGCAAGCACCTCGGCAGGAGACTCTGGTCGTTCAGAAGCAGTGTCTTTACTAATATTAGATGAGGCTGCATTTATTCCAGGAATGGAAGAATTATGGGGAGCTTTACAACCTACATTATCTACGGGTGGAGATATTATTGTTTTATCAACTCCTAATGGTGTTGGTAATTGGTATCACGAAACATTTGTTAAAGCAGAAGAAGGAAAGAATAATTTTTATCCTATTACACTCCACTGGACATTACACCCAGAAAAAGATCAAACGTGGAGAGACCTTCAAGATGTAGAACTTGGACCAAGATTAGCAAAACAAGAGTGTGATGGTTCATTTTTGGCGTCTGGAGATACTGTTATCGCTGGTGAAATATTAGAATGGTATAAACAAACATATGTTATGGAACCAATGGAAAAAACAGGATTTGATAGAAACGTTTGGTTATGGGAATATCCAGATTACAATAAATCATATATGTTAGTAGCCGACGTTGGTAGAGGAGACTCAAATGACTATTCAACATTTCATATTTTAGATTTAGAGTCAATGAACCAAGTTGCTGAGTATCAAGGAAAACCAGGAACTAAACAATTTGGTGATTTGTGTGTTGAATATGCAACGAAATATAATGATGCATTATTAGTAATGGAAAATGCTAATATTGGATGGGCTGCTTTACAACAGGTAATTGACAGAGAATATAAAAATGTTTTCTATAATGAAAATAAGAGTGATGTTATTGATGATAAAGTTATGACCAAATATGTTGGCAATATGAACAAAATGGAAAAGAAATCAGTTCCTGGCTTTACAACTTCTATAAAATCAAGACCATTAATTATTTCAAAAATGGAACAATATTTTAATGAGAGAAGTATAATAGTTAGATCAAATAGATTAATAAATGAATTATTTACTTTTATTTGGAATGCAGGAAAAGCAGAAGCAGCAACTTCAAACTACAATGATGACTTAGTAATGGCGTTTGCGATTGGATTATGGGTAAGGGATACTGCACTTAGGTTAAGAGAGCAATCAAGGGAATTAACCCGAGCAACTTTAGATGGATTTAGAGTAGAAAAAACTGCTATAAAATCAACACCATTCTTTATTGGTGGTGCATTACAAAAAGATCCATATAAAATTAGTATAGGAAAATCAGATAACTGGGACACACGAGAACTATTATGAAAATAAATGAATTATCTAAGATAGCAAAAGCAATTGATTTAGCACAAGATGTGCATTCTGGTCAATATAGAAAGGTAAGTAAAAAACCTTATATTATTCATCCATTTAGAGCATATCAAAGAGCAAGAGCAATGGGTTTATCTGATGATGTTCAAATCATAGCAGTTCTACACGATACATATGAAGATGCTAAAAATAAAGCTTACGTTTCAGATAAAATTAAATCTATGTATGGAGATGTAATATGGAAATATGTTTTATTATTATCTCACGATAAAGATATGGATTACAATACTTACATATTAGCTTTAGCAAAGAAGAGTAATGTAGCTTTGCAAGTTAAAATGATTGATATGATTGAGAACCTGTTGGATAATCCTAGCCCGAAGCAAAAAGAAAAGTATTTATCCGGTTTGCTATATTTATTAAATAATAACATTAAAATTGATAATAAAATTGTGTCTCACATAAAAAGATTGACACAATAACAATAATTAAGAAGAGGTCCTAATGGCAACATTGACAGAAAATGTATTTAAAACACTTAAACGTTTATTCTCAAACGATATTATAGTTAGAAGAATTGGTGATAAAAAGTTTAAAGTTATAGATACATATAACACACAAGCAGTTGGTATGTTAGCAACGAATTATTTGGGTAGAAATTATAGTGTATTGAGATATAATACAACTAACTATGGATATAATCAGTCTCTTTCAATTTTATCTCAACGATTAATGCTATTTAGAGAATATGAATTAATGGATCAAGACCCAATTATAGCATCAGCCTTAGATTTATATGCAGAAGAAGCAACAGTAAAGAATGAGTTTGGAGATATTTTAACTGTTAAGTCTGGTGATAATGAAATAAAAGAAGTTTTAGATAACTTATTTTATGATATTTTAAATATAGATTTTAATTTACTTCATTGGACAAGAAACCTTGTAAAATATGGTGATATGTTTATGAAGTTAGATTTAGCAGAAAAAATAGGTATTGTCGGTGTAATTCCTATCTCTCCTTATGTTGTTGAAAGACACGAAGGTTTAAATCCCCATAACCCAGCCGAAGTAAAATATAAAATTGATGGTCCAATTCTTCAAGGTATGTATGAGAACTACGAAATAGCTCATTTTAGAATGTTGAGTGACTCTAATTTCTTACCTTATGGTAAGAGTATGATTGAAGCTGCAAGAAGAATTTGGAAACAACTTACATTGATGGAAGATGCAATGTTGATCCACAGAATAATGAGAGCACCTCAAAAAAGAATATTCAATATTGATGTTGGTAATATTGCACCTAATGAAGTTCCTGGATATATGGAAAAAATTTCTAATCAAACTAAAAAAGTTCCATATATGGATGAGAACACCGGTGATTACAACCTAAAATATAATATGCAAAATATTACAGAAGATTTCTTTATACCTAATCGTGGTGGAGAAAGTTCAACTAAGATCGATACATTAGCAGGTCTTGAATATAATGCGATTGAAGACGTTGAATATTTAAGAAATAAAATGATGGCAGCTTTAAGAATACCAAAAGCGTTCTTAGGTTATGAAGAAGCAATTGGAGCAAAAGCTACACTAAGTCAAGAAGATATTAGATTTGCAAGAACAGTAGAAAGAGTACAAAAGATTATTGCAGCTGAATTGGAAAACTTAGCAAGAATACATTTATTTATGCAAGGATATAAAGATGAAGACTTAACCAACTTTGAATTACATTTATCTTCTCCTTCGACAATATATGAACAAGAAAAATTACAAATTATGCAAAGTAGATTAGATGTAGCTCAAAAAGCTAAAGACCAAAATCTATTAGGTTCAGATTTTATTTATGAAGAAATATTTAGATTTTCTGATGATGAAAAAGAGAAAGCTCAATTACGAGTTATTGAAGACTCTAAGTTTGATTATAGAATTGAGCAAATTAAAACTCAAGGTAATGATCCAGCAAAAACAGGTCAACACGCAGACGAGAGTGGTACAGTTAGAGGCGTTGATGAACCAGACAGAACAGATGTTGCAGGTGATGAAGTTTCTAATAATCAAGGTACTGAAAATCAACAAAATGAAATGGGCAGACCTACTGAAAATAATTCGACATATGGAACAGATGAACATACACTCGGTCGTGACCCAGTAGGAAGGTCAGCAATAAATAAATCGGTTGGTTTATCAAAATCAGACAAGAGTGGAACACCAAACTTTAAAGGAAAAAGTCCTTTTGCATTAGAAACTAAAAACAAATTATATAATATAGCTAAGAAGTATATTATTAAAGATACAAAAGCATCTAATATTCTTAAAGAAAATAAATCAGATGACTTACTAAATGGTAGTATTAAAAAAATATTAGATAGTGATGACGAATAGTTAAAATCTTAATATTTTTTATATTTATATAATATTATATGATAGGAAACTTTATATGGCAAAAATCAAGCACAACAAGATAAAAAACACAGGAATATTATTTGAGGCATTAGCTCGTCAAATAACCGCCGACGTGTTAGAAGATAAAAAGTCATCAGTTTCTTCACAAATTATTAAAGAATATTTTAATAAGAATACAGAGCTTAGAAAAGAAGTTCAATTGTATCATTCTTTGATTAAAGAAAAATTTGTAAGTGAAGTTAAAGCTTCTAGTTTTGTTGATATGGTAGTTGATGCAAGAAAAAAACTTAATAATTCTAAACTTAGAAGAGAAAAATATGAAATAATTAAAAAGTTAAAAGAAAACTTTTCTATTGAGAACTTATTTTCTTCAAGAATAGAAGCATATCCTGTTTATGCATCCATATATAAATTATTTGAATATTCATTACAAGTAAATGAAGCTACAAACCCAACAGATTTAATTAATGCCAAATTTACAGTTGTAGATCATTTAATAAGAAAAACTACAACAATTACTAAATCTAAAAATACAGTTGTAGAAACATTATCCAAAGAACCTATGCCAATCAGAGTTTTAACTCAACAGATTATTGTTGATAATTTTAATAATGCTTTTAGTAATAAACTTTCAGAAGAACAAAAATTATTAGTTAGAGATTATATTAATAACGTATCTAATACAAATCCACTAAATGAAGCTATATTGAAAAGATTGCCTGTTATAAGTAAAAAGTTGGCCTATTTAATTAGTGTTATACCAGATGATGCAATTAAAATAAAAGTGGCAGAGGTTAAAACTAATATTAATAAATTAAAGAATTTTAAAACACCAAAAGATAGTCACGTATTAGCATTACTAAGAACATATTCGTTAATAGATGAAATAACAAATCATATGAAACAACAAGGTTGCGGCAAAAAGACTTTAACGGAGAAGAAAAAATGAGTAAATTAAATGCACTTGTTGCAGAAATTATAGCTGAATTATTAAAAGAAAATCCAGAATTGTTAGTTAAAAGAAAATTATCATATAATGAACCTAGTATGGGCAGACCCGAAGATCATATGAATAAAGAGGGATGTAGTTGTGATGAAGATGAAGAAGTTGAAATTGAAGAGTCATCTACAACTGCTGGAGTAGATGGATATATGACACCAAACGCATTTTCTGCTCCTGGACAAGATCCTAAAAAGAAAAAAGCAGTTAGAGCAATGGATTGGCCAGTAGTTGAAGCAACACAACAAAGTTCTTGGGAAAAGTTTCTAATAACACTTGAAGCAACGGCAGAAGGTAATGTTAGAGAGTTTTTATTTGATCCATTAAAAGAACCTTATATTGATACTCCTGGTGATTTTCATATGCAGGGAAAAGGAAGTGGAAATATAACATCATATATGAAACGCAATATGGGAATGCAACAATATTCAGATTTATATGTTTTCTATAAAAAATACAAAACACGCTGTGACGCATTTGTTAAAAAGTTTGGTCATACTGTTGATATTCACGAGTCGGTTGATTTCAAAGATCCGGAAATGTCTCCTAAAAAGAAAATTGCATACGCTGTTAGAGGTATGAGAGAACAATTAATGGAAATTGAAAACGTTTTAGACAAATCGGTTAATTTCAAAGAAGAAGCAGGTTTAAAAACCTCTGACTTCTATAAAAGAACACATAAAAACTTAAGAAAAATTGGTGAGCAAATTACTCGTATAATGAATAAAATGCAAGCAATAAAATAATTAAAATAGGAGAAAAAAATGTCAGGATATATATCAGAACAAATAGAATGGGATAAAAATAGTACAGCACCAAGAGTATTTGGTGGTCCAATTAGTGGTTCAGCGATGAAATTAGCAATAGGAACTACTGGTTCATTAGAACTTGCAAATCCAAAAGCAACAACACTATCATTATTATTCCCAAATGCTACAACTGGTTCATTATATATGGTTGGTAGTGGTGCGCAAACGTTCTTAGCATTTAAAGATATTCAAGGTACTTGGAGAACAGTCACTGCATCGTTTGCAGCATAATTGAAAGGTCGAAGATGAAAAAATCAGAACTTAAAATGATGATTAAGGAAGAACTTAAAAGTGTTTTAACTGAACAATTTAAACAGAAAGATGTTAAAAGTTCTTTAAGTAATTATTTAGATGCTTATATCGAAGATTTAGGAGAACATTTAGACTTCGATGACCCATACACCGATAAGTTTGATAGTTTTATAGGAGAACTTTCTGTATTAATAAGTAAATTACAAACTGTTGTAAAATCATATAATTTTAAATCAATAAAATAGAGAAATATTATGACCAAGCCACAACTTAAAAAAATAATAAAAGAAGAAATTAAAAACGTTTTGACTGAAAGTAGATACAGTGACTTAAATAATCATTGGGGTAATACTAATCTTGGCCCACTTTGGTCATTTATTATTAAAAATAAAGATTTAATAGGAAAAGATTTAGCCGACTCTTTTACTAAATCAAAAAGAAATATGGAAGATGTTTTGATGAAGATTGCAGATAAATTAAAAAATACCAAATTAAAAGAAGGTGTTTTAACAGAGGCTCAATATCGTGGTAAGTTTTCTGTAGAACACGGATCTGGTAATACTGCAAAAGACTGGAAACGTTATATTGAAAAAATACCCGGTGTAAAAGTTTCTGTATATCCATCTGCATATAAACATCATACTGCTGTTGATGTTATTGTTCCTGATAAGGCAACAGTAAGTAAAGTAATTAAACAGTGGAGACAATATGGTATTGATTGGCCAGAAGCAAATGATTTTGAACCTATAGGACAATACAGTAGATTTTAATTAAAAAAGGAAATAAAATGGCAGAGAAAATTAATTTAAAAGAAGATAGAGATTTTTTTACTCGTGAGTTTAGAAAAAATGTTCTTAATGAAAGTACAGGTGGATATTTATCTAATACACTGGGTAGTTTAGAACAAACATTCGAAAGTCTTCCAGAACAATCAAAATATATAACTAAAAGTGATGTAATTAAATTAAAGAAAGCACTCGATGCATTAGAAAAAACAATGCTTCAAGTATTGAAAGGCAAGGGTTTAAGTGGATGGTAGATCAAAGAACATTGGATGCACTTGTAGGAGAATTATCAACAGAAAATATTAAATTACCAGATAATGTTCCATCATTTGAAAAATCATTTGCTGAAACAATGGTAAATAAAATTATTAGAGATTTAAAAGAACAACATCATATTGATAAAATGAGTTCAAGTGAAGTTGTTATGGTTGAAGGTAAAGTTATAGCAAAAATTAATTTAGTATTTTATGATGCTAATATCGCGCAAAATGTTTTTAATACACGTGGTGCATCATTAAATCTATCACAGCGTTGGTCATATACTATGATAAACGATAAAACGATTTTTATTACGTTTGAGGTAAAATAAATGAAAAATAAAATGCTAATTGTTGATTATATTCCATTTAATGTTTCTATTCAAACAATAAATGAGTCACTAAAGAAAAATAGTGGTCGATTAATTGTGAGTGGAAAATTACAAACAGCAGGGGAAAAAAATCAGAACAATAGAATATATGC